GAGAGCGTGTTTCATGTCACCCCACTTGCCCTTCCACTTACTCAGCGTTTCCCGGCTAATGCCGGCCAATTGTGCTGCTCTCCCTTCGGGCAGTCCAATTGCTACGTTGCGCAATATCGCCTCCACGTTCTGAGATGTGTACTTGCTGATTGCCTCTGCCCTTCGGTCACCCTTAATCCTCTCAGCTTCTTCCTTCACGCTGGCAGGAATGAGATCCTTCACATCGATGCTCGATGGATCGGGCATGGCGATGATTGCCTTGGCAGCCGTCAGTGAGTTGCCCGGTCTCTTCTTCGGGTTCACCCTCTTCCTTGGCTTCGGTTTGCTTTCTTCATTTTCATTCATAATTCAAATTGCCCGCGGTTATGCTGTTAGTCTTGTCAGCCCCCCCCTTTAGGGGGCTGACTAAACTAACCGCTAACAGTTAGTCTAAACGGTTAGTGGTTAGTCTTACTTTACTGACAGTTAACCATGCCCCTTATCCCCATCATTCTGTCCACCTATGTCCACTGTCATTGGCTTATAAATCTTGCCATCCTTCCGGGTCAGGCTGCCCTCTTGAGTGTAGTAGTAGACGGCTTGCTTGACGGCACCGGCGGTTGGTGATCTGCCTATCTCATTGAAATGGGTTTGGGAGAATAGATTCATAGCTTCACTTTGGGTCAGTCCATCATTGGGCCATTGACTGAGCATACTTGCCCTGAAGGATGGTCGGCTTGCCGCCTTCTTCTCTTCTGGTTCATACTCTGATGGCAGCCAACACAGTCCCTGATCGCTATGCTCCAGGTAAATGTACTCACTAGCGGTTGAGTGGTCATGCTCCATGCCGGCCCGCTTCCCTCGCTTGGCCGCTGTGAGGCGGAACGTGCCCTCCTCGCCCCTTTCACCTTGCAAGACCATGATTGCCCTTGCCCAGTTGGTGAGGACGCTAGAGCCTAACCCAGCGTACATTAAATCGGATGTGGTGAATCCCTTTGTATCGTTGGAGGTCTTCGGTTTACCGGTATGGTGAATGAGGTGGAAGAGTGTGCCGGTATCCTGAGCGATCTCATCAATCTGCCCGGTGAACATGGCAACATCCTCGGCGCTATTGGAGTCTCCTCCGAGGTAGCAGAGTAGTGGATCGATCCACACCATGTCGGGTTGGTAATCGGCGAGCAGATTGCGTAGTGCGGCAAAGAACTCGATGCCTGCCTTGTTGACCATGCGAACGATGGTGACCTTGTCGGTGACCTCCTGAAAGTTAATCTCCGGGCATTCGGCGGTTAACCCTTTGTGAACGCCTTGGACGGTTTCGGCTACATCCCCGAAGTTGTTCTCCGCCTGAATGATCAGTGAGGTGTACTTGCCCTTGGGTTGAATGCCGAAGAACGGTAACCCTGCTGCCCAGGTCATGGCGGCTTGGAGTGTGAGGACAGATTTGCCGAGGCCCGATGAGCCTACCCACACGCAGGATCCACCTTTGGATAGCCATCTGCTGCCTAGCATGTTGTCGGTATCCTTCGTTGGGTCGAATGCCAGAAGCTCGGTCCAATCCATTGCGCCGGGTAGCCTTGGGGCGTTTTGATTCTCATGGATGGTGGCAGTTTCCAGCGCATCGATGAGGTCATGCCCGGTGGCGCCGGCCTTCACCCAATCATTCACATCCTTATGCTCGATAGGTGTTGCGGCGATATGACATCTTGGATGGATCTCGGTGAGGTCATCCACCCACTTGAGTGCGGGTGACGTATCATCCTTGATTGGATCGTTTTGCGGGAACAGGTAAACTTTACTCTTGGCTGGAATTAAGCCGGCACACTTCCGCGCTCCCTGCGCACCGCGGGTGATTAGGATGCTGGAGATTGTGCTGGAAGTGGTTGCCCACTTCGTTTGATCCATGAAGGCGAATGCGTCCCACTGTGATTCAAACACGATCACATGATCGGCATGATCACCAATCCACCAGGGCGAGCCTTTCCCGCCGAGTATCCTCCAGCCTTTATCCTTTGAGAAACAGTGGGCGCCGTCAGCCTTTCCGTTTGGCGTGGTCCGGGGGTTATGTTGGACCGGAAAGGCAAGTTGACCTTGGACAACGCCCACTAAATTTGATTCGTGTAACCAATCGACAAAGTCCGGGGTCAACCCGCGCCACTCAGCCAATCGATTTCGGTGTACCGGTTTGAATGCTGCCTTGGCAGCTTCCCAGTTAATGCGTTCCTGCTTTGGGTTCAATACCGGGACGGCGTCACCTTTGCCGGCCATTACCTTGAACTTGCGAATGGCTTCGGTCTGTGAAATGCCGAGGGCGACCTGGATGAACTCAACCTCATCACCGCCACCGCAACCGGCGTGACATTTCCATTGCCACTTATTGCCAGCCTCTTCCCATATCCCGAATGATGGATTGCTATCATCATGGAAAGGGCAATTGGTGGATCTCTGGATTAGGGATTCATCATAACCCAACGCCGCCACCACTTGTGGCAAACTGAAAGCTCGCTTAACTTCACTTAACTCAACGCTCACGCCACACCTCCACTCCTTCCCAATCTCCATTCTGGGATTCCACCGTCACCTTGACAAGGCAATGCCTGATGTCTCCCGCCTTCATATCTTCGACCACCTTCAGCCAGAGATGTCCTTGCTCTTCGTTGTAGGGTCGTGTGAGTGAGAAGAATCCTTCCACCTCCGCATCATACTTACTCTTAAATTCTATCATGTCGTTACCAATTTAATAATCATCCATACCACTGCCATCAGCAGCAGAAAATCGATGATCAGGTTAATCCTTTTCACACAGTTCCTTGTACAAAGTTCTGAACGCTATTTCACAGGTATCCGGGACAACTCCGTTTCCGAGCAATCGGAGTCGATCCACTCTGTTGGCAGTTGAGTCCACCCCACTGGTAGACCCTGGAGTTGCTCCACCCATGACGGGTTGAGCTTCATGCTCGGCTTGTTCGTCTCCGCAATCTTGTGGTGCAGACTTACCCCGTGACTCCCGTAACTGTCCTTCCGTCTCACCGTCCCGTCCCGATGATTCTGGGTGTCCGGTGTCGGCCAATTCTGTTTGCACACATCCGCCAGCATGGGTTGAACCTTCTTTTCTCCCTTGTATGCATTGGTTGGGCTTCGGTACTCCTTGTTTGGATTCTCGATTTCGTTCGCTTGAGGTGTCGGCCAATTCTGTGGTTTTGCTGTCGCCCACAACTCTTGGCTCTTCCCACTCTTGTTGAGCTTCTCCCGGTCTGGATGGCCAACGATTGCCGGATGATTGCTCAATCCCACTTGACCGTAGTTGGCTTGCGATCCAATCTTTGAACCCTCTGCTGCTGTTGGGGTCGGCCACACTGCCACCGCATTCGGCAGAGTGTCGGTGGGGTGACCCTTCCTCTCCTGCCTTCCCTTGCCGGACTTGCCCTTCACGTCCCTCGCTGCCGGGGTCGGCCAGCTTTTTGCCAAGGACAAAAACTCTTTTTCTCTGATGAGGTGCGCCGACTTCAGCCGCACTGAATACTCCTGCCGTCGAGTCGTAACCCACTCTTTCCAATTCACGGAGGACATGGAGCAGAACAGGGGTTCCGGCTGGATCTTCCCACCCGTCCCCTTTGAGTTTTGCACTAATAATCCCCTCGACGTTTTCGAGGAAGACAAGTCTTGGCTGAATAGTTCGTATTGCATTTTTTATGTATGGGAAGAGGTGTCTTGGGTCTTCATCGCCTTCGCGGTTTCCAGCAGCGGAAAAAGGTTGGCAGGGAAAACCCCCTGATAAGATTGAAACGCCTTTTGGAACGCAATCCCACGGGAGGGTTTTAAGATCCGTCCAAATAGGTGCTGGATCCATTTGTCCCGCTTCCATTTTCGCAACCAGGTTCGCGACTGCGTAGGCTTCGATCTCGCTAACAAGGATTGTTCGCAGAGTTGGCAAGCATCGTTTAAGTCCGATGTCGATCCCTCCGTATCCAGCACACAATGAGATGTGTGTAATTGTTTTGGGAGTATCCACATTTAAGCCTCCTTCAAAACCGTGTACCCCTTTGGCGCCTCACCCTTCAGCGCGGCATCGGCGATATTCCAGCGGCGTGAGAACCGGCGATCCTTGATCTCCAGCATACTCTTCACGCGATTCACTCCATGCATCGCAGTTGCGTGATCTTTCTTATGAAAGGCACGGGCGATTGCTTTGAACGTGTGGCCGCGCTCACGCAAAAACCACATCGCCAATTGCCGTGCCTCGCATACATCAATGGCGCCGCGCCAGTGGCGGACCAGGTCGCGTTGCTTAACCACAAACGCATCAGCACATGCAGTGGTGACCGTCTCAAGTTCAGCCGGCATAACCTTCACATAGAATCCGGGTTGCCTGAACCTCATTTCTCCACCTCCGGGTAGTAGTTCTTTTGCAGTTGCCAGATCTCAGCGGCACGGCGGAAAATATCCCAACCGCGTTTTGTCTCCTGGGCCGTCCACAGCTTCTCGACAGGTGCCGAGGCTTCGTTGGAATCAATCGCAACATTCAGACAGGGTGGCTTATCATCCACGCACTCCCGATAGGCAGCCAGTTGGTAGTTCCAACTATCGTAAAAGTTGGGCTTACCCTTCTTGAAGTTTTGCGTTTTGAAGTCGATCACCACCGGTCCATGCGTAGCATGAATTGCCACGAGATCCATCGTGCCGGCGTAAGAGTGATTATGATTCACCACCGTCTCCTCACTACTAATCACCTCGGTGATATTTTCATCGAACCATTCACGGTACTTCTCAATCCACGGTGCAGTGTCGCCGTGAGCTTCGTGAATGTTGTGGGCAATCATGTTCCGATTGAATTGATCAATCTCCTGGTGAACACTGGACCCGAACTCGCGGGCTACCTTGCCGAACTCTTCAGCGTCCGCCTTCACTCGCGCACCGTATGCCGGCCAATCCTCAACGTCCTGGCGCGGCACAGTGTAGCTCGCTTCGAGGATGATGTTTTGCATCCAAATGTTTAGTCCTCTGTTCATCAGCACATCCCCAATGATCGAGGTGACTGAGGGGTAGAGGTTCAGCTTCCGAGCATCGCGCAGCGTTGTGTTTCGTTCGGCACCATTCGCGCCGATCACGGAGTGGCAACTTTTTCCATCACCACCATACCAATGCGCGGAAGTCCGCGGCTTAAATATTTTTAAATCGTCCATAGTTTTTATATTTTAAGTTAAAGGAAACCCGCCCCCCAGCGCAGAACCGGCTCTCACCGGAAGGAGGTTGCGCCCAAGAAAGATGGGGGCGGGTAAGGTTACCTAAAACGGCACATCGTCTTCCGATACCTCCACCTTTTCCTTTTTCTTGGCGGCCTTTTTAGGCGCCGGCGCGGGTGCAGGTTCTTCCTGTGCGTAGGGTTGATCTTCCAGCTTCTTGTCTTCAATCCGCTGGCGGGTTCTGTCCGAGTCGTAATTGCCACTCGCAGCAATCCAGTTCGCTTTGTCGAGGGTGCGAGCGCGGTCAACCAGGTTCAGAACATCACCGTCAGGCGTGGTCCACGGTTCGATCTCAAGAACGCAACCGGCGCCAACAAGTGTGCCCAGATCAAACTCCTCACCGGCGGTGAACGGTTTGCCGCGCCACTTCGTCAGGAACTTGTACAGATTACTTTTCTCGTTCAGCGAGTGGGTGAACTTTTTACGCACCAAGAAGGGGCGGTTGTCATCCATCAAGACCTCCAGCTCAAAGTAAAAGTAGAGCAGTGTTTTGATTCCGAACTTGGTTTGCTCGTTGTCTGATTTGATAATATCCACTAGGACAGCTTTATGCTCACCGAGTGGTGGTTGTTCGTATACGCGGGCTTCGTTGGATCCCGCTTTTAGGGTCAATGTATCCATATTTTTTTATATTTGGTTTATGTTTTTTTAGGAATCTCCGGGGGCAGATCGCCTCGGAGAAATTTGGGTAATGCCGAGAGGGGCATCGTAAAAAGTGGTTCGCAGTTATTGCGCTTGTGAATCACGCACGGGATCTTGTCGCCGGCATCACGCCGTGCTTGATCCATTGCGTCTTGAAGCTGAAGGCGTTCGACTGCCTTGGCTTCAATGTGCATCCAATCGGTAATACCGGGCACGATCACATCCGGCGCATCATCACCGGTCTTAATGTCTCGGCCCATGTGCTGGCATCCCCTTTTGGCCGCGGGTGAAAATCCTTCATCCCGAAACCAGCCAGCCAGCCAACGCTCAAACCTGGCGCCTTTGGCGCGTGAGTTAATTGGCATGCTGTCCTCCAATCGGTACTCGATGCATTCGGGATTCATTCATTTAGTTGTTGGGGGTTTCGTTAAGATTGGGATGTCGGCAGCCGCCGATGGTCACCAGCATTGCGTCCATCAGGATTGACCAGGGTGCGCAGTCCTCGCAGATGTAGGCCGGAATGGTGCGGTCATAATGCGTCACCACCGTTGCCTCCGAGCAGTGAGTGCAGAACCCCGGCGAGGGATAACTCCGCCTAACAATTCCAGCCCGTGCCGCGCTCATTTCAAAAACCCTTGGAGTTTAGTGATTGCGCGTTGGGTGGTGGCTGGCGTTTTGCTCAGGTCAAAATCCCTCCGCTCGAACCCACGCACACCTAGATTGTAGGCTGCGTAGAGTTCGGCGGCGTTGGGGTCACGGCCCAATTTCCTCCTCAGTTGGGAATGTAGAAGTGACAGATAAGTTTTGCAGTAAACGTGAGCGACTTGCGGATCGTTCACGCCCTTCTCATAAGGGGTGGTTTTGAATCCATTCTTCTTGAGCCACTTTGAGCAGTCAGTCCAAGCTGGTTTCCACATCTGGAATGCACCGTTGGCTTTTCCCTGATCGCCCACCGCACGGTGGTTGTTATTGCTCTCCACCATCGCCACGGCGTGGATGAGTTTACCGTTTATCTCGACGGCTTGAGCGAATGCCATCAGCGCAAAGCAACCGGCAGCAGATAGTAGCCGGCGGACTGAATCGGCAGTGACCCTTGGCGCCCCATCAGACACCCATTTAGTTACCAACTCACCCCGCTGGCGGAGTCGATCAACAGTTTTGGTGGATACTGAGAGGCGGCGAGCCACCTCTTGGCGTGTAAACATTTCAGTGTTTTCTTGGTCTTTCATAATTTTTCCTCCTTTGCCCCAACGCAATAACGGTCAATCAACGCCTCCAGCACATCCGTGCTGGTCACCTTTTTACGCTTGGCAAATCGGGCCAAACGCTTCTTGAGGGTGGGTTGAAGTCGGAATGCGGTGAGGATTTTAGTCTCTTTTCTCATTGGGTGTATAACGCGGCAGTACATTTTTAAGGCTTAAAAAAACCTGCTCCTCCTCGGAACGGGTTTATGTATATACTAGCAGTACGTTTCGAGTCAAATCTTTTTAAAAGTTTTGGTTGACTAGTGTTTATACGGGTGTAGAAACGGGACAGCTTTTCCATTACTAAAAGGGTTAGTTTGATGAAGAAAAATAATCGTGTAGGAACTGCGTTCCGATTTGAGGAACAATTCCTGGAGGAACTCCGGGCTGCCAGCCATGCTACGGGTATGACCATCACATCAATTGTTGAGCAGTGTGTGGATCGGAGTTTGGACCAGGTTGTCCGTCAGGCCGGCAAGGAACGTGAGGCTGCGCAGAAACGTCTCCTAGCACTTCGTAAGCGGTAGCCCCATCCCGCGCCGATCTGGACAGGATATAGTCTTCCAGTTGCCCAACTCCATCGAGCATGTCTGCCCGAAGCCCAACCGCTGCCGAGATTGGGTGATTTTCTAAGTCTTCGTAATCTATAATCATATTTGCTTATCGCCTTCTCTGCGTTAGGTGCTTACCTTGTAATGCGTGTAATGCACCCAATACAACGTAAACATATTCTCGGCTTATTCACATCGCGATTAAGCCTATCACACAGCTAGGACATTCACAGTCCCACCAGTACCATGTGCATAACTCCGTGTATAACTATTTTCAAAACAGGGGATTATTTTGTTGCATCGTTTATACATTCGTATATACTGCGTGGACAGTTTGAGTGTGCGAGACATCAAACGCATAGGAACAAAATAAATGTAGGGGGAACTAATATGATAACAAAACAAATAACCGACATCCACTGCGCTGCGCAGTTTCTATTGAACCAACACATCCTGGTCCGCCTCGGCTTGTTCGCCGGTGAGACGGGAGTTGTCTGGGACGTAATGGCCGATGGTCGCTCGCTCCAAGTGATTCTCGACAGTGGCAAAACTATCTTCGTCGATTTCTCGCTGGTGCGGGAGTCGCGGGAAGGTGAATAAGGAGAAAACATTATGAAAAACAGAACCAGAGAGATGGTCATTGAGGCACTCACGTTTTACCTAGAACTGGGTGGCTACTTTGAAGACTACGAAAAGCGAGATCAGGCCAAAGAAACACTTAAAAGGATAAAAGAAAATGAGTAGCCTATTCAACAAATCAAAACTGAAGGAGAAGATCCTCCACATCGCCCACATCAAGGGGCGGAAAGTATTCACCCGCGTCTCCATGGCGGAGATGGAACCCAAGTGCGAGGCAGCGGTTGCCCGATTCCTCGACGGCTACATCCACCAACTACCATCAAAGAAAACTATAAAATGACCCTAATCAAACGAAACGAAAACTTCACTGCCGTTGAGCCTATCGGCGGGCGGAGAGTGTGGTTCGCCACCAAGACCCCCAACCGCCGGCTGGCGGAGAAACGTGCCAAAGCATACTTCGACGCAATCCGCGCCGAGAATGTTAAGGCGGCCAACCTGCTCACCAACCACATCGGCGGGAGTGTGCCCACCTTCAAAGAACTCTTTGAGTATTATGAAGATCAATCACCCTGCCGTCCCGCCACGGTTGCCGAGTACATCAATTGCCTCAAGCTGATCATCCGTGAAACCCGCGGCAAGTATAACGAGAATGCCCCCGTGAGTCTTGACGGCAAAATGGTGTCGGACTTTGAGAAGCTCCGCCGGGATAAGGCCAAGCGGAAAAGTATTAAGGCACAGCACTCCGCAAAGCGGAATGCCTTCAGCCTGGTTCGCAAGGCCAAGGCGATCTTCACCAAGGCAATGCAGAAGCGTTACCTTGATGGGGGGATGCACATTGACGTTAAGGAATTCATTGAGCGCCCGATTGCCAATGGTCCGAGCGTTCGTTACAAGGCGCCGAAGGATAAGGGTTTAGCTGCCCGCACATTCAAGGCGTCTGAGCAATTGCGCAAGGATGACCCCAACGCCTTCATCGCCTTCACACTTGCCACCCAGGCCGGCCTACGGAAATCTGAAATCGCCAATGCGAAGGTAAGCTGGATTGAGGACCACCTGATTCATGTCCAACCGGATGGTGAGTTTGATACCAAGAACTCACTGGACCGCGAGGTGCCGATCAATGCCGCTACCTATGGCATCCTCATTGAGTTTGTTGGCGGCGCCGATGACTACATCCTCGATGGCAACCCCACCGAGCGGAAAGAGAACACCTTCCGCCGGCTGAACAAGTGGCTTGCCGAGTTGGGCTGGACTCATTCCGACAAGCGCACCCATGAGTTGCGCAAGTGGTACGGCAGCCAGGTTGCCAAGCTCGGCGGCATCCACGCTGCGCAGCATCTCCTCGGTCACATGGATTATTCAACCACAGATCGCTACTACGCAGACTACATCGGCGAGAAGATTGTCGTGGGACAGTGATTGTTGCAAAACGGTTAGCAAGCCCAACATTAGGAAATGGCTTTAGCCATTTGAGCCTTATAAAACAGGGCTAAAAGCGGTAAGGCAAAAACCCTACCCAACGAACATCGAATTCCCCGATAGTAGTGGACTCAAGTGGACAAAGCTCCCTTTTCGGGGAGTTTTTCCATTTACCTATGGACAGGGATGGACAGGTGAGGACATTGGGGTGTTAGCGTAACGGTTAGCGTTAGGTTATCACTTCTATCTTTGTGATCATACCCTTGGGCAAGGCGGTGAAGTCGCCTTCGCGCTCGTCCTCATCCCTGATGGTTTCAATGAAGTACGATGACGCAATCACGATGTAGTCCTTATATTCCTTGTGCAAGTATCCAACTGAGATCGCCGGCGCGGGTTTGGCTTTTCCCGCCACCCCGTTGATTACCCCGGTCACATCATCCCAGTACACCTTCAGTAGTTTGCCCTCAGATGGATACCTTTTCATTTTATGATCCTGTAGTGTGGGACGGGGTAGGTGCGATAGCCAACGTCGATGCTTATTTTCTGCACCTCAACACGCCCCTCCCTAACTGCCTCCCGCAGCAACCAGGATGTGTGGCTAATTGATCTATTTTCCTCCCCGGCAATCGTCCGCGCAGACTTCCATCCGTCAGGAACATTCTCGGAGGGAACCTTTCGCTCCGCCGCCAGTAGATCGGTCCAACTCAGATCACCTTTAGTTTTTCTGGTATTACCCATTTGCCATCAATCTCCTCAACTTGCATCGACCAGCAATTGCCGGTCTTTTCATTCCACAATCCCATCACGAAACCGTGGGCGTGTCTCAGGGTTCCGGGCATGCGCTCATTCCACTTCATATCCAGTTTGCAGAGGCAACCGGCACCGCGGGCAACCCTGCGCTCAAGCCCCGGAATCGCATGCTCATCAATGCTGTGAGTGTGCCCGAATATGCATTGACCGTAGCAAAGGGCATGAGCGCGTGCGGAATTAACGCCGGCAAAATATCCGTGAAGGAATTTCAGCTTACCGAACTCGAAAACGCCTTTGCGTTTATGGTAGGGCAACCACTTGGTCCCCTCCTTCTCAAGCCTCGCCTCCAGTTCCTGCACACCCTTGAAGGCGTAATCCTGCTCTATGCCTTTTGAATCATTATCGGCAAGATCGTAGAGGCGCTGGTCGTGATTGCCCATCAACAGGTGGGTGGGTTTCCAAGTGGAGATAAACTCCAACCCCTTCCGCCAATCAGTGAGCATTGATTCTGAACGCTCCTCGGCGCCCGCACCATTCCTTAATGGGCGAGCATCCACAAGATCCCCCCCGAATATGCGGATGTGCGGCTTGAAGAAGTCCGTTGCGGTGTGCAACGCCTTTACTGCCGCCTTATCCTGCTGATCGCCATGTAAGTCTGATGAGAATATCCAACGCTGCATGAAACCACCCTTTCATTGTTAGTTACGCTTTAGTTTCTTCAAATCTCTCTCAAGCCTGAGTTGTTTGGCTACTGCCCCCAGCGGCAACCTTATGCTCGTCTTCCTGGCAGTCGCGCTGCCCTTGCGCGGCTTAACCTTTACATCCTTCCCCGCCGGCATATACCGAATGTCATCACTGCCAGGATTAAATCTTTCACTCAAGGGTATGATGTTGCCCTTGTTGTCCTTGGTGATTGCTTCAGCGGATTTGATTTGGTTGGGGTCGAAGATTGCGTAGTGATTTGACGGTCTATCATAAAGGCCAACAGCATCGTCAAGGTTGATGAACTTAACGCCCTCCCTACCTTGCCTTTTAGCTTTCAAGATTTCACGGGTTATTCCGGTATCAAAATCTCCACTGGCAAGTTCTGAAGGCGTTTTACCTCCGGCGTCAACTTCGGCAAAGTCACCCTTGAGGTATCCCTTAATAACCCTCGCATCACCCCTTCGCTCAAGCCTAGCAGCGTAGGTGTCAACCGCCTCGGCTTCGATGATAGCCTTCTCGTACCCGTCCCAATCTTGCCGCTTCTCTGCCCTCTCAGCCTTTTTCAGCAGACTCTTGATTGGCCCTTCCTCCGCTGCGTGAATAGCATACGCCTTGGCGGTTAGCGGGTCATCCGTGAAGAAGAAAGCCAGCTTTGCGCTTCTGGCATCAGTCATTCGTGGCCCTTCCCGTTTACTGAATTTATTAAACTGGCCGGCAGTCCCGTGCAATACCGGCCCAACCGTATACCCCGCCACCTTCGCTGCCTGATCAACCAACAACTGCGCTCCCTTGGTGTCACCCTTCTTGGCAGCCTTCATGTAGGAGGCATCGCTGCCGGCGGGCATGAAATACGCCATCGAGGCAGGGCTAGTTGTTCCCGCTTCAACTGCGCGGGGTGCGGTTGCGTAACCCATTTTGGATTGCTTCATCAACACACCGCGGATTTGGTTCGGCCCCATCTTGGGCAGCTTATGGAACCCAGGGAACATCACCTCATGCGGCTCAATTCTGCCGCGCACCCTATCCCATAAAGTCCATTGTGCCGGGAAGATTGCCACACCCATCTCATTGGCTTTTTCCTCGTTGATCTTTAATGCCTCCATGTAGGCATCACTCATCACCTTAAACTTTTCTGGATCCTTAATGAACTTAACTAAACGATTCGCTTCGGCAACATTGGGGTTGATTTCAGTTTCACCCTTGGCTCCTCTGACCACTGTTCTGTAATTCACCTGCCTCGCCCCCATTGCGTCCAATGCAGATTGACCTATCCATTCCGAAACAATTTCAGGATCAATGTCCCTGGATTGAGCCATTACATCATCCAGCGTCTTTGACTTTTTAAGCCTTGGGTCAGGCAAGCCCTTCTCCCTCTTCCGATTTTCTAGTGCAAGCGTGAGCTTGTTAATCTCCTTTTCCTTTTGCTCATCTGTAAGCGTTTTACGCTTTTTGATATTGGAAATGTTTTTGTTTAATTCTTTAGTTCTAACCTTGGAATCATTTAGCAACTTATTGAACCCCCTCACAATGCCAGCCTCAAAACGGTCACGCATTTCGGGTTTCTCTAAAACTCGTTCAGCAAACATTCTAGCCATGTGGCGATCCACCGCACTGATCATTGCCCTTGATGGATCCTGCCACACTCCCCCAAAGGATGCCGTCTTGGTTCCTAGCCCCCTGAGTTGTGTCCCGACACGATCAACGTAAGTAGCCCAACCCTCGTCCGGGCTTTTATTAAACCATTCAGGATCCTTTAACCATAGACGAGCAAACTCGGCTACGTTGGTAAAGTCTTGAGTGATGCCTATCCCTAGTCCGCCCTTATCGGCAGCGCCAATGCCGAGAGCCTTCTTGATCTTGTCAGAAACTGCCTTGCGTTGCTTTTGGGTGGGGTTCTCTGGAAGAAGTTCCGCCATCTTCGCCATGCGTTTCACATCATCAATGCTGGCAAACTTGGTCCTGGCATGACCAAATAAATTTGGAAGTAATGGTGTGTTGGGCGAAAGCATGCCGAACACCATGCGGTTGAATGTCTCCAGTTTATCACCCTTTGGCGGGGTGAGTGTTCTGGCTAACTTATCAGTGATCTTGGCGTGAGTGCCTTCAGAGATAAATCCTCCAGCATCGCTTCGAGGGAAAACTTCTGGATTATTGTTCTTTATCCAGAGGAGGTCGTAGTAGGTGAATTTTCCTTCCAGGCCGCCGGGTAAGCGTAAAGTGTGTCCTGTAGCTTTGTCCTTGATCGTTTGGATTTCAGATAATGGGCCAAGGTTTTTGACGCCGAACTTTTCACCAAACGCTTCAAAGTCTTCTGGGGTCCAGTCCTTGGGTTGCTTCCCTTTGTATTGGAGGTTTGCTTGTTCATCTCTTATTACGCCTTTCGGCAGTTTTTCGTCCCGATAGATTAGGTCAGAATAAGGATCCTTACCAGCCCCTTTTTTCCCCTTCGGCATATACTGCGCACCCTCATCACCCTTCGGGGTGGTGGGTTTGTAGTTCACTCTGAGTCTGGCGTAATTCACCGGCATAGGTGTGCCCAGTGAAGATTGGATGCTCTCCATCCGATCCACGCGCAAGCTCACCGGCACCACATGCTCCTTGTCAGTGCTGAGACGGTTTGGCATCGCGTCTTTCTGTTCCTTCGGAAGCGCATTCAGGAAGTCCGCAATCGCATCCGTCTTGGCGCTGTTGGGGTTTTTTATTCCGGCTGCCTGGTTGTGGAGGTACTCAATCACATCCGCCCGGAACTGTTCCTGGCTGCCGTCAAACAACTCGGTGAATGCCCGGTGCCTTCCGCCCTTACTCTCCCCGGCCTTCTTCCACCAACTTTTAATTTTAGCTTCAAACCGACCTACACTTAATGTTGTCAAATTGAAATTGCCGGCCTGAGAGATTGACCATCCGTAGGGTGCCGCTAACTGGTGCGACATGCTCGCCTTGGATGTATACTTGCTGCCCTTGGTCGCCGCATAATACTGGATGAGGAAGTTGGGGGAATGATCCCCGACAAGATTGCCGGCATCATCAAATCCCTTTGTCATCATCTCATTGAGCTTTGAGATTTTGTTCTTCACGCTCCTGGGCAGCACCTCGTCCGGCAATGAAAGTACGGCAGACAATTGCTCTTCATTCATAAAGCGCCCGGTGTAAGACACATCGCCCTTATCATTCTCCTTGCGAACCATCCCCTCAGAATCAAATTCAACGCGAGCTATCGCGTCCAGCGCGGCGAAGATCGCTCCACTCTGGGTTTCCTCGTTCAGCTTTCGTTCTGTTCTGGAGCGCAGAACCGGGGCGCCTCCCTCAAATACAACATTGCCGTCATTATCCAGCTTAAACATTCCAGTGTTGGCAAATTTCTGAACCAGCACGGGATCGTTCTTTTCCAGAATTTGCTTGGCGGTGATCACTGCCTTCTCGTCCACCCCCTCGGTGCGAATCGTTAATCTCTCCAGCACCTTATCCTTCGCTACCACATAGTCAGCGATGAGCTTGTCCATCTCCGGGGAGTTGGTTAACCCTTCGCCGCCTTCCTTGAAGGAAACCCGTTTGCCGTCCACCAACGTCCACTTCTTTTTTCCAGTAGTGGGATCCTTGAAGATTGATGATGCGGGTGTTCCGGCAGAATCAAATTCAATGCCCATCTTTCCAAGTGCTTGCCGCATTCTCCCCAGCAAGCCGAGGTCGAACTTGGTGACCAATCCGCCGGTCACAAATGCGGTAACCTTATCCACCTTGGCGCCGCGCAAAATTCTCCTACCATGTGCTACCACATCACCCCCGGCAGCCTCCGCAAAATTACCGAATGACTCAGACAACATTTCGCCGGCAACGTAATCTCGCCTTTGCTGCATGTTGTTTTCATCCATGTGCTGCTTGTATCCCTCCTTGCCCTTCTTGCTCTTCCTGTTGTGCAAGCGGCTGAGGTACTGGTTTTCCAGTGATAGAAATTCCTTCTCGTTGAATAGCCCGTCAAAGATCACACCATCGGCGCCATCCCTGACCCCAAACAAGTGGTTCTGCATCTCCGCCCGCAAACCCGTCAGTGGGTCATCCCCGTCTGCGGTCTTCCAATCCGGGTGGAAAAGTTCATGGGCCAAGGTCCGCAGTGCGTCATCTGCATTACGGTTTATGATGATCAATGGTTTACCATCAACCTCAGCGCGGTGAACTCCCTGCTTTCCTATCCAATCTGGTTGGTCTGGAAATTCTGCTCTTATATCCGAGTCATCCATGTACCGGATAACCAGATCACCTTCAGGTCCGTCCTTCCCCTTTTTCAATATGCCCTTCGCATAAGCATCCAACAGTGCCATCCCATACAGCTTCTCCTGGGTCATGTCGCGTGACGTTAACAATGCTTCACGGTCACCCTTCGACATGTGCCCAAGGAAATTGTCAGTCAAGTCTTGGTGCGGGACATCGAGGATACTGTTTGCCTCAGTCTTCTCCCACTTGCCTTCCTTGTTCTTTTTGTAGAATGGAAATTTTACAGCCCCGGAAATCAACCTAGCTTGAAGCGCACCTATGGGCGCACCAATTACGCCAATACCAAGACCGGCGGCGGCTCCCTCCTTGCCGGCAATCACATACCCCATTCCAGCGCCAAACGCTGAACCCTTTGTGATGAGATTTGCCAATTGGCCAGACCGGTGGGCGATTGCGTTTAGCGGGGCATTGTCCATCAACTTCAATGCCTTGTTGGTGCCGGCGGAATACATCCCGCTTTGGACTGCCCTGCCGAACGTGCCAACCTCCGCCACCTTGGCAGTGCCTCTGGTAAATTCACCCACACCCCGGAGCGCCGCACCCTTCTTCGCTAATACGACAGGCACTGCCTTTGCTGTTGCCACGCCAGCACCGATTGCCGCTAATATATCAACCGCTCCACGGTCATCCTCAATCGCACCGTAACCGGCGTATGCCCCACCCACGAAAGCGGTTTTAGGATACTTTGCTATCTTGGAACCGGCCCACTCCAAACCTCTGCCCGCTCCGGTTGCCATCCAGCCCGCCCCACCCACTGCGCGGGTGGCAGGGTTTCGCACAACGCCCCCGGTTGCCTTGGCAGCATCCTTCGCCCACTGTGCCGCCGCACTTAACTTGCCGCCTTCAGGGACAAGGTTTTTAACTTTATTGAGTGCTGCGACGAGCTTCTCGCCCCTCGCGCCAGTGGCAAGTAGCTTTTGGACCTTGGCAAGACCACCTCCGGGGATAAGCCACACTGGATCCAGTACCATTGACCAAGAATCTGCGGCTTGAGGATCTATCATTTGGTCAATTGCGGCAGCCTCCTTATCACCCTCACCGTATACAGCGCGGCGCATGTTGCCGGCAAAAGTCTCTGGCGATTTAACCTTCATCGCACCTTCAGTTCCTGGGGGGACCACTTGTCCATCTCTTTTCCAGACACCATAAAGTGCGTTCATCTTTGCCGTCAGTTCTAGGTACTGATCGTACTTTACTCTATCTACTGTTTTTTCACTCTGGAAAGGTCTTGCTGCAAACTTTGCGCCTCCCTTTACAAAGTCCCAGAGGCCATCTGCCGCCCTTAACCCCGCTTCCCCTCCTGCCACTATCCTATCCGATCCCATCTGTAAGCTAAACGCTCCCGTGCCATGCCTTTCGGGGTCATACTTCACGGGATCCCTAGTGAATCCCCCCGACATGTGATCGAATGCTTGACCGGCCAATTCCATCCACGCGGTAGCCGCCTCCTGATGCTCCTTCCACCCTTCAAAAGTGAAATACTGAACCCCATACTCGTCAGTCTGAAATATATCATTCCCACCTCTGGTGACCGCTATCGCTTTGGTGCGGGAGGCGCGAAACGGTTCTGGATCCGCAGATCCACCAACGGTGGGCTGTTTCCATTCAGCAGCAAATCGGTCCGCTTCCTTTTCCCATTTTGATTTGGAGAATACTTCCGGCATAATTATTTATCCTTTAACGACTTGGCGCAAAGCCCCGTACCTCAGCCTTGGTTAGCGTCCAACTAGAATCGCCTGATTCAAATTCGTACTTACCGTCAGTCCTGCGGAAGAGTTTACCCTTCTTGCCTTTGTATGTCCCCGCGGTAAAGGCGCCCTTCGATTCGGAAAACGGTGCGTCACCTTTACTCTCGCGAATAACAAGACTACTCCCCGGCGCCGATGGTGTGGACCCTGTGGCAGTTGTTACGGGTGGGGGTTCCATAGTTTCAGTTGGCGCGGGTGCGGGTGCGGCTTCATCTTCGTATTCCTGGTCGTTGATATAATCCTGAGTGATTTTATCTACGACCTCTTCGCCATCAGGATCAGTTGCTGGTGCCGGTGCTGTTGTCGGTGGCACATTAACGGACGGATCCATTCTTCTTGCTGATGGAGCTGCTTCCGGTTCAGTCGGTTTGGGTGTGGTTGCTTCCGGTGTAGGCGCTTTCGCTTTGTCTTCCTTCTCCCATTTCTCAATCCAGCCGCGATCAACGTAATCAGTCCAGCCTTTTTCCGGGTGGTCATACTGCCTTCCTATGTATTGCTCCGCCCATTCCCTAACGTCTTGATTGTTCGGGACCACATTACGCGCCGCACCGCCCACTGTTACGTCGGTAAACGGTGTCCCAGGCGGAAGTGATGCCGCCATCATGACCGCGGCAGTTGCCGCATCCTCGTCTGTGTCAAAATTCTGGCCATTCACTTGGGGCGGTGCAGGTACGGGTGGCGCACTTGGCCGTGGAGATCCGCCACCCGGACGCATACCACCCTGACCACCACCACCGGGAGAAATCATTTTCTCGATGTGCGGGGAAAGGTGAGTGCCCGTTAGTTTTTCGTAGTAACCCCTATAACCCGAAACATTTGACCCACCTGTGGCACCCATTTCTAGTTGCCGCATAATTGCCCCATCAACAAGTTTTTGTGTTAGTCCGAACAGTGCCTTGTTCACCTCTTCTTCGTTCTTTGGACTAATAAAGGTTCCCTTATAGAGATCAACGTCCTTGTCAGTTAAAACGCCAATCTCCCCATATACACCCCTCGCCAGATTTGGAATCACTGCGTTGAGGAGTCCCTCAAGTACTTGGAGGTCCCTGCTCCCCTCAGTGTTAAACCATGCCCTAACTTCTGCTGTCTTATTGTTCCATCTTCCCGTGTTAACCGCGTCGATATATCCGCCGGAACCTAGCCTCTCGATTTGTCCCTTAACTGACATCGCTTTCATCAGTTGTTGCTTTTCGGAAACTCCCATTGTTTGCCCAAAAACTCCACTCAAGGCGATTGCGTCAACTCCGCGAGTTTTCGGGTCTTGCACAATCTGCGTAAACTCAATCCGCTTCATCCCCGCGGCGCTTGCCAACTGCGAATCGATTTTAGTCAGGTCCACCATCGACATGGATCCAGTGAGCGCGGCATCAACCACGGCTTGATCCCTCACTCCCGATGTCATCCCTGTGCCGAACTGTGCGCTCATCGCCAGAACCCGTGCGGCTTCGGCTTTTTGCGCCGCCAGTGTCTCGCGGCCCTCAATCGCCATTGTTGCCAGGGTCTTCTTATGCTCCCACTCCAGGTCTTTAGCTTTAGTCTCCCTACCCCTGCCTAACCCAACTACATCGCCTTGGGCGGCATCAACTTCGGCGGCAGAGATTCTGCCATCACCGTCAAGGTCCAGGTTCTCCGGGACAGGCTCATCGCCCTTGATGTACATGCCCCTCGCCTGTGCGGCAAAGATGTCTGACTGTGCGGTAGCTGTTCCATCAGCATCATCGGTGTAGGTCTTGCCTGTGATTTTAAAGGCGGTGGTGCGGGTGGTGTAATCTGCGAGACGCTGATTTTTTTGGTGGGTCAGCTTGGCAATTGCCAGCAATTTGCGGTCCTGTTCTTCCGCCATTATCGCGTTACCTTCAGCAGTCGCCAGCACCCCTTTCTGTACCCAGGTTTCGTAATATTTTCTATTATCTGGATTGAGGAAAATTTCCGGTTCCAACTTATCCCTGTTCTCATACCAAGCCTGAGCTTCTCCTTGTTGTGTCCGCGCCCCGGCTACTGCATCTTGCATTTCCAACAGCGCCGCTGATGACCTCTTCCTGTAATCCGCCGCGACATTGAGTTGCCGCGTCTTCTCACCTAACCGTTGCTCCTCGCCCCGTAATTGCATATCCAACAACTTCCCGCGCTGGGCCTGGCTATCCTGCTGCAACTTCAATTGCTGGTTGCGCTGTTGCGTCTGCAAACGTTGCTGTGATTGCTGGAATCCTTTGTTGTACAGGTCTTGACCTGTTTCAAACCCCATCAGAAATGAACTTTTTCTAGGCATAATGTTTAATCTCCTTTAATAGCCTTGGGCACTATAAGCTGTTCCACTGTTTCCCTGGAATTTCATGTGTTGCCCGCCTGGGCCAGACACCGATGATGGCGACCCACCAGCCAACATTCCCCCCAATGGCCCACCAAGTGCGGACCCTGCCATCCCGGCTACCATTCCTAAACCTTCCATCCAGGGGTTAGATTGATTTGCCATTCCCTGAACGTAGGTGCTGTAATTGCTGCTTGCGAATTGTGCGGATTGTTGGGCAGCATTTGCGTTCTGCCCAATACCTTGCTGCAACTGCATAGGTGCAAAGTTAGCCGCACCTTGCTGGGCGCCACTGATTGCTCCGTACTGCGCTGTAATGGGTGTTCCTAGCGCGTAGGCTTGCGCCTGAGACATCCTTTGCGTTAATAGGCGTTGTCCTGCATCAAACTTAGCTAACGCCTCCTGGCCGATATTTGCGGCACCATAGATGTTGCCCCGCGCCGATTGCGCTCCTCGAACACTCGCCTCAACCTGTTTGCCGGCGGCTGCACCTAACTCTCTGCCAGCAGATAATTCTTCCAGTGTGGTTTGCGCTAACTTCTGCCGAACTTCCCAACCCACTGGATCCGCTTCCTTAATCCGCTGGAGTTGCTCAAGGTTCATGTCCTTGCCGTACCGTTGCTGAATGTCGAGTGACATTTTGGCGATGGCATCGGCGGATTCACGCATTCCCTGCAACTCAATCTGTTGCTGTTGCAATGTACCGGTTCCTGTCATTATCGGATTACCATGACCATCCAAAATCGAGCGACCTTGGGAATCCTTTAGCTCACTTCTCTGGCTGAAGTCATACGGGATGATCTTGCCATCTACCGTAACGCTCCCCTTAGTGCCAGCCTTGGCGGCAGCCTCAATAATCTTGCGGGCGGGCAAGGTTGAGATGTCCGCCTGAATGCCCTTGGCGGCACTGTCAGAATAATCGGGTGCGGGTGGCGGGGTGCCTTTGTTAACAGCATCGGCGGCTGCCCAAAAACGCTCCTTGTGTGCGGCAGTGATTTGCTTGGCCGCCTCCATGCATTGATCCATTAGTTTATTCATCGCTCAGTGCCCTATCATATAACTTTTTCATTTCGTCCTTGCTGACCGTTCTCAGGTCACGCACTTCCAATTCTTCCCCGTACAAGTCGCCTTCCCATTCCGCAATATACACCTCGCACACTTCGGGTTGGTGAGGCAAAACCCAACACACACACGGTCCCAACTTCTGCCATCGGTGGAACGCCACCCCAAAATAAACACCTACCGGCAAACCCGGTTCCAACATCTCAATGTTGGCGGTTGGCACTTTATGCTCAAACCGTTGCCCACCTTTTACTATGCCGCGGACCATAACTTTTCAAATACCTTACGCTGGAGTCGCTTTTTCTTTCCGTGCCGGATCGCGAACAGCTTCAACTCTTTCCACCCCCGGACACGCTGATCGAGTTCATCGACACACGCCGCCATTCCTTTTCTCGTCGTCGCCAAAATGTCCGAGAAATATAAACTGTCTCCCTCTTCGTTCCAGGGTACCCAGTGCTTATCGATGTCATTTTCAAGCATCTTCGTCCCAACCGCCACCGCGACCAAGTCACCCTGTTCTTCGACCAAAACGAGACCTCCATTTTTATGGTGCCAGCCGAGGTAAATTTCCAAAATAGAATCGGGCCATCCGCCAAAACACAACCCCTTCCGGTCTGCCGACCGGATGAACGTAATGACTTCAGCCATAGGATGATTTGATCCACTCATGTCTCCTGGTCCAAGGTGTTTACATACGCGCTGGCGCGAATGCCGCGCACATGCATCTTGCCGGCATCAGTCCGCACCTTGAACTGCATTTCACGGCACGGTCCCTTGTTGATTAAATTGTAAGAACTGCGGAGTGGCACAGTTGCCGGGAAGGTGACCGGCAGAGTGAAGGGTAGCGTGACCGATCCGGTTGCAGTGTTGATCGGATTCTGGTTCACCACCGACTCCTCGCCCTCATCGAGTGAGACGCGAATGTTAACCCTCTCCGCCAGTGCCGGTTTCAATTCCAACTCAGTGTGATTGGGTAGCACCTCATTGAACTGCTGACCAAACGATAGTCCGCGGGTCAAAATGTGGGACTCATAATCCACCCCATCATCCTGGTAAGTGGCGGCGGTTTCGCTCGTCTCTTTAACGTGATCCTGAAAGAACATTGCCTTCCCGGACTCCGTGGAAAACGCCAGCCGCACTTCCCCGTTAAATGCGGTTGCGGTAAATTGTGTGGCATCCCAATCCCATGTTCCCACAAAACTGCGGGTCACAGTATTGTAAACGATGCATTTATTATTCGTCGTGGAGCTTCCCGTGGGCACACTGAGGATGTAGTGATTCTTCCAGAAGAATCCGGCTGCCTGATCAATGGCGGCGTTCCAGTTTATCGTATCGATCACATCCTGAATGCCGATGGAGATTGGTTCACTCACCGCCCTGCCAGCACCTTCAAGAATGCTCTTCACCGTGCGTATGCCGTCCGGCGCCAAAAAGAAAATGTCCTGACCAACCTGAGCTATGCTTCGGTGAGAGACGCACCCGATTTTCGTGTCAATATTCTCAACGGTCCAAGTGCTTGCCGTGCTGGCTTGGGGGTCGGTGGTCACGGCGAAACAAGAGCGTTGTTTGAACACCACAAGCGTATGCCCCATCCAGCTTGCTAACCCGGTGATGGGGTCGCCAACCGAACCACCCACGCGGATTTGAAAATTAACATTATCCCAGGTGGACCCGTCTATCAGATCAGATGCATAAAGTGCGTCTGGCACCGTACCCACGCCGGCAGCAAAGACTCGGTTAGTGTGGGTGATGATATATTTACAGAGTGGCGGGTTACCCGTTCCGGTTCCCTCATCAGTGAATGCGGTGCCATTGTAACTGCGCACATTATTTGTGCCGTCAGTCAGGTAAAGTTTATCCACCAGTTGAGCCATCTCCACATTGGCGCCGCTGGCTGGAGTGTAGCCGGTCACCTCGGCCCAAGTTGCATTTGCGTTCTTGTAAACCTTGCCGCCGGATACGCCGATCATTTGCTCAAGGCTCGGTGTGTCAAAGTAACCGATCCCGTCCGCAGAAGCGTTATTGTCACCGGTCCAGTTATTAGTGTAACTTTCCCAGTTAGTGGCTACGTCCTCCCAGTTGGAATCTAGTAACCCCCCTAGCTCCCTTTTTGATCCGCGCCGGGTAGCCACTGCCCCGAACCGATCAATATCTAAATTAAGTCCCTCGGAATACTGGGTCGGATCCAATAGATTGGCGCGGACATTCGACACCTGCCCGCCTACAAATGTGAGGCAGCCATCATACGCCAACTGGTCATCCAGACTATCGTTGTAGTTAATAGGCATTATTCAAAATCGTTTATGTCCCAAACGGGTGCCATCGATGGAATCAATCTGGTCACCTTCGCCGATTGCGCAGTTTCAAGGTCGCGCACTAACATCATCTGGCCGGCAGCTTCCTGCTGCTTAACCTGGGCTTTTCCGTACTGACGAAGATGCTCAAGCATATCCGCCTCAACGTATGCGAGAAGGGCATTGTCGATACCGTTTATCCGCGGGGAATCCGTGTCGCCCATTGCGGTCACCTTCAGCTTACCCAATACCAATAGTGTTTTTTGCGTATCAGGTTTTCGGACCAAACGAATCACTGCGTTCCCGCTGGAATCATTCGGCAGCACAATGTAATTCGCCGGGGCACCGGATCCATCCAGCAAGTCCGGGTTAAGTTGGAACACCGTCTCGTAATTTATCGGGACCATTTCCTTTTCATCCCAGGCCGCCGAAACCGGAAAACGCACCGTGCTGTTTAGCGTCACCTCTTCAGTATCAATCGCCACCGTGTAGGATGTGGTGCCAAGCGTTTCGCGCCAAAGACCGGAGTCCCAAATCATCTCGTACCGGCGATCAATGAAACTCTTGATCAACGTCAATGAATCGGCATCACTCTTCTGGAGTTTGTCCGCCACAAATTGCGCTATGCTTGATTTAATCATAATCTGAGTTTTCTGTGTGCCACGGTTTCATTTATCCCATTACGACAATTTTAATGTAATCGCCCGTCCAGCTAGTCGTAGTGGGAGAATTGCCGCTCGTGCTGCCCTTCGTGTATCCTTGGGAAGCAAGTTGAACCACTACATTTGCGGAGGCTGGACTGACAACGTATGCGCCGTAGAAGAATCCACTTGATCCTGCCCATTCTTGGTTCACGACATGTTGCGAACCTGAATCTGAACCAGTGTCGTTAGCGTAAACATTAACAATAATGTCGGACGTCCCCAGCGCATGAGGAACAGTGAGTGTTGCCCCATCTGCCACAGTCGTGCCTCCGACCGCCTGAACCCAGCCAGTAGAATATTTGTTAACCGTACCCCCATCCGCCCAAACTGCATTTGCACCCGTCCCTTGGGTTTTCAGAAATTGCCCCGAAGTGCCAAAACCCAGCCTCTCAGGCGCACCGGATGCCCCGTAAATTAAAACATCACCTTGAGTGCCATCCGCCATCTTAGCCGCCGTCACCGCGTCATCCGCGATCTTCGCAGTTGTCACGTTGGCATCTAAAATGTTTGAGGTTGCGACTGAATCCGCGTCCAGGCCAACCACCCCCGCATTGGTAACAGTGGCGCCACTTAGGGTTACATAAGTGGGAACCCCTGTTGCACTGCAAATCGGGATCTGCCCGTCAGTACCGGAGGCGAGTTTATTAAGTCCGATGCCGGCGGACGCTGCAATTTTCGCATTCGTCACCGCCCCCGCTGCGATCTTTGATTCGGTAATGGCGGACGAATTTATAACAGCGTCATCCACGAGCGAGTTCATCTCACTGGCGGTTACCGTTTCGCCACTGGTAAATATTTTTCCTTTTGTAATGTCAGGCATTAGTTTGCTCCTTCAATCTGTCGTTCCAATTCGTTAATATAAATTCCAAGCTGGCGTATCAACACGGTCCCTTCAGGTGTGGCAGTGCAATGTTCCATCCCGATTTCATTCCTCGCCGCTATCTCGCTGAACCCGTTCAGCTTCACCGTCAAGCACCCGCTGCTTACGGCGAGCAGTAGCCCTAGCAATAATATCTTCGACCTCTTCATTTTTGTTCTCCATTCGCTTCTGAGCCATCTGCGCGGTTGCTATATCCTGAAGCCCCTCAATCGCGTCAATGATGCGAGGTAACGCAGCAAGACCTTTGAGTGCCGCTAATATCATTTGCCTTTAGCGGAATACTCCTTGAGAGCATCCACAATGCTTTGCCCGCCGATGTAGGATGGTACGATAATAATAACCGCACCAATCACGTTCTCTGCCACGGCTGGTGACAGGTTCAACCACTCGGTAGCCAGCACAGTCAAAAGACCGCCGATAGCCATCCAGAGCTTTCTTGATTTCAATTTATCTTTCATCTTTATTATTTTTTATCAGTTGTTTTATCTTTAGAATAATGTAGACCAAACTAGCCACACTAATCAGAACGTGGAGAATCGTATCTAACTCCATCATCCAATTTCCTAGGCCAACGCCAGACGCTAACGCCGTTTTGATATCGTTTAAGTCGATCATTCTAATTCTCCTCTGCCTCGCGCCGTTCGCGTTCCAATTTAGCGTCAGGGTCTTCAGGCCAGTTCGCAGTAATCGCCATCAGTGATTCTATGCTGGTAGCCTCCTCGATCTGTCCGCCCTGACGGTTAGCCTCTGTGCGAACTTCTGTCCGGTACTCACTCCACTCCGCTGCAATTCCGGTACTCACTTCGGCTTGCTTCACAATCATCCAATCGCTACTAGCTAACATCGAGTGTGCTGCACGGTTGGCATCACCAATCATCCCCCGCTTGAGCATATCCAAATCTTTGGGCGTACTCACAACTGCACCATCAGAATCGACGCTATTATAATAGAAGCGTTCGTTCTTAAATATCAGCGCAGGGTCGTCTTTCCATTCGATGCCTTGAGCCGATTTATCCTCTGCCCCAGCCAGCCGCAACCAGTTGGCAGGGAAACTGATGTCGTTCAGCGTGAATGCTCTGTCGAGTGGTAACTTTTTGTTGTCGTGGTAATAACTCATAATAGTTTCCTAGCGGGCGTTTGCGTATTTTAGGCTCTGCCCAACCGCATAATAAATTACAGTTCCAGCGTTCAAGTCCGCATCACTGGTGCGAATCTTAAACCCGTTGCTTAAAATGTCTATGTGGTCAGTGGTTGCTTCGATTGCGCTGCTGTTTGCCATCAGGTCATCGTTGTCCACGTTGTACCCCTCGCGCTTGTCATCGAACATTAGCCAGTTGCCGCCGGTTGAATCGTAACGCTTGGCTAAAATGAATGATGGACGAAAGCCCGTGTAAATAAATGCGGTGGATGAGCCACTGAACGAACCCACCTTTGAATACCCCTCAACACTGGCGAACATATACGCCACATAATCTTCAGCGGCTCTCCCGCCCATACCAACCGGTATTCCATCCCCCCCATAATTGAGGTAATGGTACATCATCGTGTCATTGCTGAAGTCAACGCTCGTCGCCCCAATGCTAGTCATTCCTGCGCCGTAGAAAGAAGTCGGCGTGCCTGTGGTATCCAGACTCAAGAAAGAGCCACTGGTCACATCCTTATGGTATACCCACCAATTCGCCGTGCCATACGCAGATGTGCTAGTCCGTCCTTTAGCGATAATCATTTCCGGTGCAACGCCGAGGCCGTGGTTTACGGTCTGTGTGGCCGTGGCAGAGGAGTCCCCTGTCCACTTGGCGATTGAGAATCCAGCGTCACTGTTGGCGTTACGCACGGGGTAGCTTGCCGGTGTGCCTACGGCTAAAGTTCCTGTCGTTGATTCGTTGGAAGTGGTGCTTTGAGTTATCCAAACTTCGCCATCGTAGAGTGTATCCGAAGTCGTGTAGGCAGTTTGTATAACCGTTGATCCGTTCTTGAGAGTCGCCCCCTGCTGGTCTAGGTCACCACCGGCACTGGAATTATAATCCCACACAATTTTAATCGCGTCCACATTGTTGGTCTTGATAACGTAATTCGCCGTAGATTGGTAGTACCCAACAGTAGCGAAGCCTAAAGAAGTCGTGCCTTCAATAACTTCAAGCCGAGGTGTGGTGTACATCATCATACCGCCCCAACCCATGTAATCGCTGGAGGTTAGTTCCAACGCCAACTCGTAGGTGTGTGTGCCGCTTTGCGTGACTTCGGTTCCGCCCTTCCAACTCCACGCGACCATCGAGGACGTTGAATAATTCGTCCCTGCCCCCACTGTAAATCCATCCGAGCCAAACACAGTCAAGCCAGTGTTATCCGTGCTTTCCACTCCGGTATCATTGCTGCTCAACGCCTTCTCCACGCCTCTCACTGAATCGGTTAGCTCGTGGTCGTAAGTATTCCCCCGCGCCTTCACCCAAACTAAATCCGGTTGAAACCCAACGCCCGTTTTTGCTCCGCTCGATGCGTAAGTCAGCGTATTGAAATGCTCCGATGACTTGGCGATTGTGGGTTCGGGGAGATTCTTCGTCGTCCAAGCCTTATAGCCCGCTGGTGGTTGCATCGTAAATTCACCGCCCGTATCGCCGCCGCTGGCATCGGTGGTGTAGGTCGTTCCAGATTCGGTTCCTACGAAAGTAGCGTCTTGGCCGAAGTTGACAGTCAGACTCCCAGAGGTAGTCTGGGTAAGGTCAATGCACGGGTAAAAAGCATCCTCGCCGCCCGTGGGTAAGTCTGCTGAGTCGTACCCCGTACCCTCATTCCAAACCTTCATCGTTCGTGGAGAAGCGTCGAGGTCAAGAGCAATGCCAATTACAGTGCCAGCCGTGCCGTAGGTTCCTGCATCGGTTGTTTCCGGTGTGGAGGAGTTACAGTGCTTAATGCCCCCGTGGTAATCGGAGTAGCCTATTTCGCTTTCGGTTGACCAAGTTGAAGAACCCCCGTCTAACGCGTGGCTGCCGGATGGCCAAGTTGTGTTGACGCCCTTAAAGCCTACTTCATAAGAGCTGGCTAATGTTGTGTTCACCCGCACCTCGTAAAACCATTTACCCGATGAGGCTGCCATCGTTCCCATAATTCTTGGGAAGTAGCCAGCGGATGAATCGTACCCACCAGTTGCCTTTAGGTTTCCTTCGCTGAAAGTTATTGCGCCGCGAGGTGGGCCGGATTGGGTATTTAAGGTACAGAAATTTGATTGGGGAGAATCCTCCACAACATCCGAGGCGGCGAGGTTGGTGGCTGTGAAATCGTTACCTTCCCCACTCACATCATTGCCGATGTCGGTGTCATCCTCGAAATCAAGATGGAATCCATTCGTGCCATAGGTTCCGCTGAACGCTTTTGGTTTCCACTGGCCTGTGGTGGCGTCCTCTTCGGCAAAAGCGGTAGGTGCAGCGGCGGTTCCATCCACAAAATAGATGTCGCCAAGGTATCCATCAATATATTCAGCGGTAGTAGTGTAGGAGCCAATGGTGTGTATGTAACCTGTTCCCATCAACCCGAACACAGTGTCTTGGGGTGGCTGATTGTCGCCATTCATCTCCTGCAAAACATTATTAACATACAACCTAATCCTATCCGAAGCGGCTGCTTGAGTAGTGTCCACCGACAGGCAAACATGAAGCCAAGCAGCTACATCCCTGAACTTGGCTTTGGTGTAATCGTTTACATTCAGGCTAGGATTGGTTTGGCAATTCCATTCCAAGGTATCGTCAGCCTTGAACGCTAGTCGGTCATCAGCAGTAGAATGTGCGCTGCTGAATATTCGTTGGGCTGCTCCCAGTTTTGACCGCTTTATCCAGCAAGCAAACGTGAAGGTCTGTCGGTCGCCATCAGCAGCAGGGTCACGGGATAGCCCTGAACTACTAGCCGAATCAAATCGGCACGACTTCGTGACCACATCGCCGCCACCGCCAGCAGCAGCAGTCTCGCCAAAGCCAGCAGCAGCCGCTTTCATTATCAACGGAATTGTTCCTCCCAGTCCCATAGTCTACGCCTCTTCGGCTTTAGCTTCTTGGAACGAGAATGGCTTTGAGATTGGGCGACTCTTAGCCGCTTCCACTTCAGCAGCCATACCGGTTTCCCA